TCCGGGACCACAGCCGCGTCGCGGTGGTCGGCGCCAACGGTACGGGGAAGGACTGGCAAAGCGCCAGGGTTATGCTCTGGTGGATGGCGACCCGGTCGCCGGCGATCTGCGTCGTCCTCGGCCCGACCCACCGGCAAGTCTCTGACATAGTCTGGAAGGAAGCCCGGAGCGCTTACCTCACGGCGCGGATGCCGCTCGGCGGCCAGATGTACCGGACGGCCCGCTGGGAATACGACGACCGGCGGTATGCTGTGGGCTTTGCCACCGACAACGAATATAATATTCAAGGCTTCCACAGCCCGAATCTGCTGGTCATACTGACCGAGGCCCACAACATCGAGCAATCCCACATCGACGCGGTGAAGCGGCTGAACCCGGCCCGGATGCTTCTGACCGGCAACGCCTTCGCCAGCTCCGGCGAGTTCTACGAGGCTTTCCACGGCGGTTCGGACCTCTATCATACAATCGAGATCGCAGCGGACGACACGCCCAACGTCCAGCAAAGCCGGGAGATCATTCCCGGCATGGTAACGACTGAACAGGTCGAGGAGCGGCGCCGGGAGTGGGGCGCCGACTCCGCCTTATATATCGCCTCGGTCCTGGGGCGCTTCCCGGATAATCTGGAGGACGCCATTGTGCCTCGGTCGCTCTTGATGGAAGCGGTCGATCGCCAGCTTGAGCCGGTCGGCCAGGCTACGCTGGCCTGTGACGTGGCCCGATTCGGCGCCGACAAGACAGTCGTATACCGGCGGCAGGGAAACGTCTGCCGGCTGGTCTGGAGGTCCCAAGGCAGGGATACCCAGGAAGTAGCGGGCCGGCTCAAAGCCATGGCCGAGGACGACCCCGACGTGGGCTCGATAATTGTGGACGACACGGGAGTCGGTGGCGGCGTAACCGACCGGCTGAACGAAGAAAGTGTGGCCGGCGGTCGGGTCAGGATCGTCCCGTTCAACGGCGGCGAGAAAGCCCGGCGCTCCGACCGATACGTCAACGCGATTGCCGAGGCGTGGCTGGAACTGGGGCAAGCGTTCCGGGATGGGACGATCGACATCGACGACAATCCCGCGGTTATCGCCCAGCTATCGGCGCGGCGGTACACCGTCCAGGGCGACCGGCGGATCAAGCTGGAGTCGAAGGACGACTTCAAGAAGCGCTCCAGCGGTGGAAGTCCCGACGACGCTGACGCCCTGGCGATGTGCTACTCGGCCACCGGGCCGGGGATAGGTGTCTGGTGATGGAGGAATGTTATGGAAGCTGCAGATATTAGCGAAGCCCTCGACAGGCTAGGCCAGGCAATTGCCACTGGGCTGGCCGGATTAGGCAACGGCAACGCTTACACTCCGATGGGCGCTCTCGAAGCCCACGGCAAGGCGATACTGGAAGCTGCCGATAATATCGCCAGCGCCATCCGGGAATTGAGCAGCTCAATTGATACCTTGAAGATGTGACCGATTGACCAAAGAACTACGCTGCAACCATTGCGGGAAACTGCTGGCTGAGAAGGCCGAGCGCGGGACGGTCATCGTGTGCGCCAGATGTAAGACCAGGAACGAGGCGCCGTGAACATTTTTCTATTTCAAATGGCGAAGCGCCGCATTATGCTGTGTTGAAACTCAATTAAAACTGTCTAGCATTATAATATGACTATACGGACATATTATCAGAGGAGACCACATGACGATTGAGGCGGCACCCCAAAAACCCGGCGCATCCATCCCTCAATTGGCGCTGGAATACGGACTGTCTGAAACGCTCCTGTACGGGCTTGCTAATCAGGACCGGTTGCCCGGCGCCAGGAGGCTGGGAAAACGCATTGTAATTCACCGGCTTACCTTTGAACGATGGATGTCTGAGGGAACGGGCCAATAGTGGGCGCCGTTCTCAAACCGGGAAGGACGGCCTCCATGACAGAACGACAAACCAGAACCGAGGACTGGAACGCTGGCCAGCGGTGGGCCAAACACGCCGCGATCCAATCGCCCGGCGTGACGTATACCATCCGCCAGGCCCGGCGGCATCTGTCCTACCGATACGAGGACGGTCTGATGTCCTGCACCGGCCCGTCCGGGCAGATTCAGCCATGCAAGCCGACGATTGCACCGGAGCTGCCGAGCCGGACGGACGCGCCCAGTCCGGGCGATCTTCTCCGGCTGGCTGGCGCATTACTCCGCCGCTATTGGCCGATAAAGGCCCGTCCGGGCCAGTCTCAAAAGTAGCAAAAGTTAATCGGTGGCGCGCTTTCTCAGGACATATCCCTCCGCCCCGGAGCTGCCCGGCAATCGAAAGTTAAAGCGATTGATCTTGAGCGCATGAGTCTTGCAAAGCCTGACCCGGTTTTTTGATGCCTGATATGATGGCTTGGGATTAACCCACCGCCCGGTCTCACAACCCGGACACTCGGCCCAAACATAATACGACTTCGGGTTCCTTCCGATCGCGTCGCCTCTCGCCTTTTCTCCTGGCTCTGGCATCCTGACCTCCTTAATGAACGGGGATTCTAATCCCCGGACTTTCCAGACATACCCCGGCATTTCCAATGAGTTTATATGAATTTATAAAATCGGCCAAATAAGCCGAAATAAAGCTTGCATTTTGTAGCGGACATATAGTAAAATAAACATAGTAAAGCAAACGAGGAGGCGCACCAATGACCTACAACTTTAACGAGATTTACGAGAACGCGGAGGTAGCTATCAAGTCATTGAGCCAAAATGGTGCTGTATTAGTAACCGACCCGGTTGCGGAGGAGATAATCAGTAATGACGCTAGCCTAGCGTGGGCTGAATACCCGATAGTTGACGATAATGGTTATAAAATTGATTGGGTAGGAAAATCCGGTGGCTGGCTGGCAATTCTGATAGCCCCGGAGAGCAACTTTAACGAGATTTACGAGTCCTTATATTAAGTACTAGGACAAGCCACAAAGCCCCGGCCAACGCCGGGGCTTTTCTTTTGCCCATTGTTATGCTAGATTATCCGGAGTGACCCAATCCGGCAAGTGTCCGAGGCGTTAATCGCCCGAAGCCGGTGGAGGTCGCTTTTGGCTTTTTGGGATTTACTCCGCAAAGCACCCGGCGACGTGGCGGTCTCGGTCCCGCTCAATTACGACGTGGGCCAAGCCAGCTACCCGGACGCCAGCTTCGAATCCTTCGCATCTGAGGGCTACGGCAAGAGCGAGATCGTCCACGCTTGCATCCGCGAGTTGGCAGTCTCAGCGGCTTCTCCCCGGTATTACGTCCAGGCTCCAGCCGTTGACGGCGGCGCCGTCGAGGTAACGACCGGCGCCCTTTACGATATAACATCCAAACCGAACCCGACTTCTGACTGGTATTCCTTCATTGAGAATCTGGTGACCTTCCTGATGGTGGCCGGCAACGCCTACACGCTCAAGGAGCGGACCAGGTCCGGCAAAGTCTCGGCGCTCTATCTTCTCCGCCCTGACCGGGTCCGGATCATTGGCGGGGACCACGGGAGTGAGGGATACGTCTACACGGTCGGCGGCAAGGACTACAGCATCCCACGGGAGGACGTCTGCCATCTGGCGCTGCCCAATCCCGGCGGCGACCTGTACGGCCTGAGTCCTCTGCAAGTCCTGGCGCGGAACGTCAACCTAGACTTGAACATGACCGACTTCGCAAAAGTCTATTTCCAGAACGCCGGCGTTCCCAGTGGCCTGTTAAAGATCAAGCGCCGCCTTAATTCCCAGGAGGAGGCCAGCGTGATCCGCTCCCGGTGGCGGTCCCAATTCGGTGGCCGCTCCAACTTCCACCGCGTCGCCATACTTGACGAGGACGCCGACTATGTCCCGATGGCTAACAGTCCGAAGGACATGGCGCTTCCTGAACTCCACGATCTGACCGAGTCCCGCATCTGCGCCGTCTTTGGCGTCCCGGCCATCCTGGTCGGGGCCAATGTGGGGTTGCAGCGCTCGACTTATTCCAATTACAGGGAGGCCCGGATGGCCTTCCACTCCGAGACTCTGGAGCCAATGGTCTCCCGAATCCTCCGCCATTTTAACCGGAACATGATGGACGACTACCCCGGCAACGAAACCTTGACGGTAGACTGGGCCGCGATGCGGTCCGGGCTTGACGACCGGGAGGCGATGACCTCCAGAGTAACCGGGCTATTTGCCGGCGGCATCCTGACATTGAACGAAGCCAGGGAGCAGCTTGGATTGGAATCCCTGGCCGAGGGAGCCGTCCGGCGTATACCGGCGGCGGTATTTGAGATTGAGGAAGGCGCCCCGGCCCCGGTAGCGGTCGGCGCCGCTCCGGTGGAGGAATCATTCCCGACCGGGACGCTTAAGGAACTGCCGACGGTCAAGGCGCCGCGACCAGCAAGACGCGCCGGGATATTGCGCCGGCAATTGCTGGAGGACCGGGAGACCGAGACCGACCAGATGACCAAGGAAGTCCAGCGGTATTTTCGCGGATTGCGTAATCGCGTGGACGGTATCCTGGGCCGGTGGATGGAGCGCAGCGGAGCGGAGTCCAAGGACTTTCCGCCAGACTTTAATCCCGCGGCGCTCTTGCCGGACGGCGCCCTGCCCGACCTGGTCGCAATCGTCGAGCGGGCCATGCTCCGGATGAGCAAGAAAACCGTGGATGCCATCAACGAGAACGGCCTCGCCGGAACTCTGGAATGGTCGCAGCGATTGCCATTTGTGCAGTCGGTCCTGGTCCAGGCGCCCAGCCGGGCGACGATGATCCACCGGACGACCAACCAAACCATCAGCCGGGCGGTGGCCGTCGCTCTTGAGGAGGGCTACTCCATCTCCCAACTGGCGCGGGGAGTACCGGCTGACAAGTTTCCCGGATTGCGGTCGATCCTGACCGAGACTGAGAACCGCTCCCGGTTGATTGCCCGCACCGAAATAATGAGATGCCAGAACCAAACCAGCATCGGCTTCTTCAAGGAGCAGGGCTTTCGACATGTCCGCGCCGACGACATCGACGGCGACCCGGACG